TCTATTATTTCCGATACATATACTGCTGCTACAAGTTATCAATTAGGTTGTATAAAAGAAAATAGTATTTCATTAAATCCAGTCAGTCCATCATCAGATTATACAGCATCATATTCACTTGTATGTGGAATAAGTGGAGATTGTAGAGATATAACAGCTTTTAATTCTGCTGCATCTCCAAGTACAATAATATCAGCGTCTTATCAATCTTGTAATGGAGTAGCTTATACGGCAAGTATTTCAGGAGGAGATTATGGATATTTTGGATGTATAAAATATTCTACATTAAATACTGGTTCTTATCTTACTTTTACTTTAACAGATAATGGATATTGTGTTAATGCAAATAAATGTACTTATTTAGAATCGGTAGGATTTCCAGTTGGGTATTATTCTTTAAATTTTCTTACATGTAATGGAGAAGCTAGAGTAATAACAGGAAGTGGAACAGGGGGAAGCTTTTATGTTCGTGAATGTATTAGGTATAATACTTTATCAACAAATAATATAACATCTATTGTTACTGGATCTCAATATTGTGGATATTATGAAGATCTTACTGAGTATACTGGATCTAGAGATTACGCAGATATTCAAGATTACAACTATTATAGAACAAGCGCGGTACATTCTAAATATGCAGGTGCTAAATACACTAATAGCAATACATCTGAAAATTGGATTTTTGGTGCAGTCTATGAACCTAGAGATTATTATGTAGATTATACTGGACTTTTTACAGAAATACAATCAAGCTCGTATTTTCCTGATCAAATGGTATTAAAACTACCATATTTAGCTAATATATCAGGAGGTTTACAAGAATTAAACTTACAAAATGATAATTGGGTTTATTTCCAAAATATTTATAAAGCAGGAGCTAACGTTACTTTAAAACAATTTAATTCTACTCAATATTCAAATCAAAAGTATCTTGATAAAACTTTTAAAATTATTGAAAGTGGATATTCTCATGAACCTTTTTGGTATAGAAATTCAAGTGATACAATCGAGTGTTATGGTCTTTTAATAGAAGGAGATGGTGGAATAAGCTCATCATATGCTAGAGATTCAAAAAGAATAACTGTTACAGCAGGATATACTACACCAAATAATAGATTATATTATGATGGTATTTCTTTCCCAGATTCTTCATCGATTCTTTGCGCTTTTCCTATAATATATTCAGGATCATCTCCATTTCCTGGATCTGGAGTTAAAACTTGGTATAATGTAAATTTATATTTACCAAATTATCCACCTAATGTAAATTTAGGATCTGATCCAAACAATAGACTATCCGCATTTAATAGTGGATCAAGATATAACTTTATTACTGGGTCTTATTATACTGCACCATCGACAGGAATGTATTATATGGATGCTGCAATAAGATTAGATATAAATAATACGTATTCAGCTGGAGTTCCAATGCCTACAGATGCAGAAACTAAAATAAAAATTCAATTTGTAAAAAATGCTTCTATTGCTAGTGGATTTATAGAAGGTACAATATTAGGAGAAAAAACTTTTAATGTAATAGAACCAGGAATAGTATATCCAAATGGAAATTTTCAGCAAATATGTTTTTATCCTATAAATGTTCCAGTATTATTAACATCATCTGATACTATACATGTAAAAGTTTCATTTTATAGTAAAACAGGAGGGGGTATACAAGTTAGTGCATATCAATATCAACAAAAATTTAACAAAATTTCAAATGTTGGAAGTTATTGTATTGATCCTACTACTAAATCTTTATTTTCAGCATCATATACAGTAGAATCCGATACTTTATCTATTAATCCTAATATGCAAAGTCTTTTTAATAATAATTCTACTTTTATTGCACAAACATCTTCATTATATAGTCAATTTGGTGAAGTTTCATACTCAACTTTAATAGAGCCTAATGATGAAATAATACTATATTATTTAGGATCTGATATAGGTTATACAACTTTAGATGATATATATCCTATACAAAGAAAAATTACTAGCGTAACTACTAATAGCTTCGGTGATGTTACTAGTTTTACAGTATATCCTAATATGCCAAGTTATTTAACTTCAGCTAGTATAAATTCTTATAAAAAAATGGTATTAAATAAAATATTACCTGATGAAACTACTATGATACTCCAAGGTAAAAAGAATCCGGGAAAGACTTCTTATGGATTTGCTATACCTGAGAATATTAATCCGACTATAACTAAAAATATAAACACTTTGCAGTCTACAATACAATCTCAGATACTAAACTTCTAATCTATATATTTATAAACATAAACGTAAAAATAAAAAATGGCTTACTTAAATAGCACATCGGTGGTGATCGACGCCATCTTAACCAAAAAAGGAAGAGAGCTTCTTGCTAGAAACGATGGCTCTTTTAGGATAACACAATTTAGTCTTGCTGACGATGAGGTTGATTATAGTCTTTACAACCCGTCTCATCCTTCCGGTTCAGCTTTCTATGGTGAGGCGATACAAGCAATGCCAGTAATTCAAGCCTACCCAGAAGATCAAGAGATAATGAAATACAAACTTTTGACTTTACCAAGAGGAACAGGCGCAATCCCAGTGATAAGCTCAATTCCAAATAATATAAATCTTGTTATTGGTTCTCCACTTTCAATTGCTCCATCTACTGCAAACTACAATGGATCAAGTACATTCTTTGAAACTTCTGGTTATCAGTTTACTATCGGAGACGTTAGAACAATGTCAAGCTTTACTGCAACTGGTATAAACACTGCAGAAGCCACAGCACTTAATACAACGACCACAATCGGAACTAATGTATCTAAGACTGTGATAGGAACTACATTGAATATGACAGCTACAACTATTAAATCACTATTTGGTGGAAGTACTTCATCTACTTTAAGTACTGTACTTACTATCGTTGGTCGTGACTCTGGAGCAAGAATTACTATACCTGTAACAATAACTCAAAGCTAATAAAATATAATAAATAATGTCATTCACAATATTAGATCCTACAGATTTTGTAGTAAGTTCAGATTCAGTAGTAGCGCCAGCTTGGAGTACAGGTAATCCTACTTTGACTGGGGCAAATATGATTACATCGTCAAATGCGGCATCTCCATCTCCTCAATTTTATCTTGATGTATACGATACTGCATTAACTGCTTCAACAGCACAAATTCAATTCTCTATAGCATATGGAAATGTTAATGGATCTGGATCTCAACGTTATAATACACTTGTACCTGGAATGAGTCCATCTAGAACTACATATGGACAGTATAGAAACTTAGTGTATGCAGATGAGACTAAGCTATTCAATTTTGGAACAGGAAATACCTCATCTCCGGATATTATAGCAATTAATGTAGATAGAAATAGGTACAAAGAAAGTCTATTTCCTGGAACTTTAAAATTAGTTTTAGCCTCTGGAAGTAATGTTGTAAATCTAACAGATGATAGCGTCTATACTACTAATAACAATCTTACTATAACTTATGGAGATTGTGGTAGGATATTCAATCTTATCTCAGGATCTTATGGTCTTCCTGCTGCAACTTCTATAGGAACTGCAGCCGCAGGATATACGCCGTCTGGTTCCTACGGATTCTTCCTTCCAGATATAGGCACAATCATTCTAAATCCTAGAGCTCTTGCATTACCAGCAGCTTCAGGAGGTATAAATTTATATTTAGATACTACCTCAAATCCGTCTTTACCAAGTTCTTCTAATAGTAATAACTCAGTGTATAATGCGCTTGTTGCGGGTACTTGCTTCCAGCTTAACTCACAAGAGACAGTATCAGCAAACTATGTATTTGTAAGGGTTAAGAACGGAGACTACAATTACAGTAATAATCCATCTTTCCTTTCAGGTTCGAGCGGTCAACTTATATATCCCAGCCTGGTGAACAGTCCTCAGACATTCCCGACCACTGTGGGACTCTACAACAACAACGGAGACCTGCTTGCGGTGGCTAAAATGAGTAAACCGATGCTGAAAGACTTTACTCACGAGGCTCTGATACGCGTAAAACTTGACTGGTAATCTAAAAAAACTGTTACGAAAAGCAAATAATCATTCATGGGTCGTTCTCTAAACACTCTTAAGGGGTCTGATGTCACCGTTACTCCGATAAAGCTGAAGTATTCTAACACGATACCGAGTGCTTCATTGAGTTCTACTAACATTTCACTAACTGTGGCATCAAACCAGAGCTTTGATTACAACAATCCAAGCTACGGAGACAACTTCCTGCTGTATAGATCTGTCCAAGGACTTTATTATAAGAACTATATAACTGGATCTTTGTTAAATTCTGCTAGCGCCTATGAATGGTATCCCCAATCTACTGCAGCTAGCGGAACTTTTGATAACGATTTTAGATATTTTCCTACTGCTTCTAATGCACAGGTCCTCGTAATCTCTATTCCAAGAGCAAAATACGGTGAGAATGTTGCAAGGGCTTCATTTAGTATGTCATCTTCTGCTTACAATATCATAGACGATGGAAACGGAAACCTCGTAGATGTTGCAGCGAGTAACGTACACGTAGGAAACCTTTTATATAATCAAGGAATTGGCGTTATTACAAACTATGACTATATAAACGTATTCTTCCCAACGCCCGTAGTACCACCAGCACCTCCAATCACTGATGGACTTAGGTTATCTTTATTCTCTGATTACGGGGTTGAGTTATATGATTCAATGACAGGAGAAGTTAAAAATTGGAATGATCTTAGCGGATATGGAAATGACTTATTATCAGTTTATAGTGGATCTACTTTAACTGATAATGAATTTGGTACAAAACCAGGGTTGATATTTTCTTCAAGTGTGCCTGATCAATATATGGAATCTGATGGCGCATTTATAGGTTTAGATAATGAAGCAGCTTGTACAATATTCGTAGTAGCTAAAATAGCAGAATGGGGTGTTGGCGAAGGTAATATAGTTTCTTATTCTGGTTTTGCCGGAGGATATAGTAATGAGGGTAGTTTTGCCATAAATGTATCTGGATCAATACCAACTGTAAGCTTAAATGCTTATATGAGTGGATCAGCTGGAGTAAATAAAGGTGTATTAAGCACTGATACTAGTAATCATATCTATATGTTTGATATTGATTTTAGTAAAAACTCTTCTGCAGAATTATTAGGATACAGGGATAATATTACCACAAATTGGTCACTTACACCTCCGTCTGTAGAAAATACAAATACATTTTTAAATGGCGTATTTAGCTTAGGATATAAAACTAATGGTGCTTCTGTAGGATGTGTATTAGTATATAATAGAGGATTAAATAATTCAGAAAGAACACAGGTTTACGATTACTTATCATCTTATTTCTCAACTCCATAAAATATGCCATCATACGCTCCATTCACGATGTCTTTCCAAGCTGAGACCACGATCTACCAGAACGAGGTGAGATGTCATGTGAACGAGAACGATTTCAACTACACGCTGAACCCATCTGCGGTTAAGTCAGGCTCAGGAATACTTCCAGGCACACTAAATGATAATGTAACAGGATCAGATTTCACTCCTTTTGCTACTACCGTTGGACTTTATAATGCTCAAGGTGAACTTCTTGTAGTAGGAAAGTTTGGTACTCCATATCCAATCCCAAGAAATACAGATATAACATTCGTGGTAAAATACGACTCATAGAACATGGTAAAGCTGATACAGATACTCAAAGAGGCAAAGCAGGCAATAGAAGACTTTGCAAGCACAAGAGGAAAGGGTGCAGAGAAGATTGCAAACAGCGCAAAGGAAAAGGGCGGACTGTCCATGCTGACCTATACGCACTTCAAAGTAAAGCTTCCATATTATAAAAAAGCCGCTGAGGGAAAGCTAGATCTGGACCAGGCAAAGAAAGAATACGAACAGACATACAAAAGCATATCCCTGAACATGACACAGACCGAGTTTCAAAGAGAAGTAGGTCGTCTTGAGGTGCTGGGAGAGCTACTAATACAAAACAAAAAATGAACTGGTTACTAGAAGGCAAAGAGGTTACAGACGTCTCTCAATTTGGTGAGGGCGCAATAGGATTCGTCTACAAGATCACAAACACAAAGACTGGGAAGATCTATATCGGTAAAAAGATCCTTGAAAGTAAGACTAAAAAGCTCCTTACAAAGAAAGAACAGGCCGAGTGGGACAAACCAGGCAGGATTCCAAAGAAAAAACTCGTTATAAAAGAAAGCAACTGGGCAGATTACTGGGGAAGTTGTAAACCGCTGCTAGAAGAACTCAAAGCGAATAAATCAGATTACACTAGAGAGGTACTTAGAGTATGTCACACTAAGAGAGAGCTGTCATATTATGAAACTTTCTATCAGTTCGAGTACAGGGTCTTACATATAGATAGTTATAATGAGAATATCCTGGGTAAATTCTTCAGAAAGGACGCTCAGGGCACATAATCTTAGCGCTCCAGGCATCACCAGGATCATTTTAATCCATTCACGATAAGAATATCAGCACATAAAAAAAGAGCCACAAAAGAGCTCTAATAAAATAGTGTGTATTTCTATATATGACATAAAAAAGAGGCACTACCAATGCCCCTTTTCTTTTTGTTTATAGTAAAATGCAAGACTTTAAAATTAAAAGTTGTCATCCTCTTCGTCTCCATAAAGAAGATCATAGATATCTTTTTGTGGATTTAAACCCTTAATGGCTTTTTCTCCCTTTTTAGCCTGTTTCATTGCCATTACGGCCATTTTTTCATCTTCGTCTGGTTCTGGTGTTGATACGCTTGCGCTCATTACAATATTAGAGATCTTTGCTTTTACTTCGTCTGGTACCATTGCCCAACCCATATAAGCATAATCAGCAAGACCTTCTTCAGCATCATCTACTGAGTCTAACATTGCCTCTTTCTCATCTCCAGGAATCATATCCCATTTATCAGCAATGTTTCCACCTTCTTCGTGAATATATCCCGGTTGAGTTGTATAGTCCTGATCATTTGTTGGAATATCGCTATCTTCATCCATATAACTTGAAAGAATATCTTCTATACTTTCAGTCTCAGGATCATTTTCTTCTGAATGTATATGAGTTGCACCCATTTTTTTTGCTTTCATTGCAATCATTTTCCAGAATTTATCTACATCTTCTCCAGTTTTTTCTACAACTCTAGCTTTTTTACCATTAAATTCTATAATAGCATCAAGTTCACCAGAAGGTGAAGCCCAAACTT